GTTTCGTATATTTCGGCATGTTCGGCATCGTAACGATCATATTCCATTCCGAACAGAACGTTGAGGCCGGGTTCTAGCTCTTTCGCTAGTTGGGCGCGAGAAATAGCCATTGATCAGCCTCCTTATGCCAAGCCAACAGTGCCAGCGCTAAACAAATGATTGTTGATAACAACAACTACATTTGTATTAGCAGAGCTAACATCGCTGTTCTCTGGGTCTGTGGAAATGTCGATAGCCTTGAGCGCGAGAGCGGCAGTAGTAGCGCCAGTCGTTACGTCAAGCTCCATACGAGAAGTGCCGGAAATAGTGCTTCCAGCAGTCGCATCAACAATGTCGAAATTACCAAACAGATCCGCTACAGGGAATGCAGCATCAGCTTGAATCTCATATTGAGCATGTGGCGCATCAATAATAAAGGCTTCAATATCGCTAGCATTTGTAGAGGCTGGGTAATGATTGGAAAAGGTTTCTTTTCCGGTAGTCGGGTCAGTGAAACGGCATCCGTTAAAAACACCCAGAATGAGCGCATTATCACCAGCAGCAACACGAACAATTGTTCCAGTAGTAGCAACCGTTACAAGGTCACCTTGGAAAATTGCAGTGCCGTAGCTAGCAGCAATACGATACTTATTCTGCATGCCAATCAGATCGGAGCCATTGCCTGAACGCGATAGGCGTAGGCCAAAAGCGGCATCTTGATTAGCCATCTTTTTATCTCCTAAGAATCAGCTACCTTTGGGCCACCAAATGACACAGAGGTAGAGCGTTGCGGTTTAAGCTTTGGCATCGCAGCATTGGATTCACGCATCCAATCACGATCCACAGCTTCCATTTGGTTTTGAGTAATGTTCTGGTAATGAGCATTCCTCTGATCCGCAATTTCTTCTGGGATTCTTGCAAGAAGAAGTCCCCCAACGCCAATTACGCCAGCGTTCTTGCCTTCGTCAATCACAGGTGCGTCAAATTCAGGATACTCTTCTGCACGAACCAGTTCGTACCCCTCTCGGCGACGCTTGTGAATGTTATTACGATCATCTTGATGCATGATCGACTCGCGAATCCACCTGTGTTTATACCCTACAGGAGCTTCGGGCGCTTCAAGCGTTGAAGGTGGCTTCCAATCGGCAGTACGCATTTCTGTTTCACGGGTTTGCGAATCCCGGCTTGCACGATTGCTCATTAAGCACTCCTTTGCTTTTCAAGCCTTAGTACCTCTCTGGCATATTGCTCGGGAGATATTTTCATTTTCCGGCAAAAATCCATTTGACCTTCGGTCAATGTTACCGTTTGTTTCCCGCTCTTTTTGGTAGCTGACCGTCCATTGGACGCAGGGGCGACAGTTTGAGCGTTGCGCTGACCCCCCTGTTTTCTGTCGAGAAAGACGCTCATACGCCTATCAATCTCTGCATAATATTCGTCTGTAGATGGATCAAAACCCTCTTCAGCAACGATTTGCTCATGAATACCTTCTGCCGCGCCTCTAAGCGCTCTGTCGGTTTCAAACCAAGGATTATTACTAATCCAATTTTTTAATTTTGGATCAAGTTGTTGAGGGCGCTGTGGTGACTGTTGCTGAACAACTTGCTCTTGTTGTTGTGCTTCAGCTTGCTGGTCAGAACGAGCCTTTTGCACACGCAAACGTTCTTTTTCCACTGCCAACTGAGCTAAAGCTGAGTTAGCGTCTGCGATCTTATCAGTATCTCCAGCGTCATATGCGTCCTTCAGAATTGCTTTAGCTGCCGCTTCCTGCGTTTCTACACGAGAACCGTATTCGCTAATGTAGCCCTTATCTAAAGCGTCTATTCGCTTACGCAACTCATCATTTTGATGCTTTACTTGATTAGCGTATTGGTAAGCTGCCTCATTTTCTTCAATCGCCCTTTTGCGATCAGCAGTTAGCCTGTTAATACGCTTTTGAACTCTTTCACTATAGTTTTCAAGCTCATCAGAGTCGTCAGATTCATTAGGTACAATTGTACTAGAATCATCATCATTGGATGCAGAAATGTTTTCTTTTTGAGGAGTATCCACATCCTCAATGTCGAAAACATTTGTTGCTTCCGCTTCAACTTCTTGATTTTGATTTTGTTCGTTCATTTCCATGCTCCACACTATACATACGAAATATCGGCAGGGTCAAGAATAGTAGCGATAATATTGTCGTCATTTATGAGGCGAACCTCTAAACCATCCACTTTGAACCTATTTCCGGCATATCTTCCCATTAATACCCACGATTTCTCACCACACCATGGCCCTGTTGGGAATTTTTGCGCATCCATATAAGCATCGGGGCCAACCTTTACGACGTAGGCCGCAACTGTTGCAAAGCTTTCTCGCTCACGAACCTTATCTGGTATGTAAATGCCGCCAGCGGTTTTTGCTTTCATGTAATAAGGTATTACAAGCAAGCGATATCCTACAGGCTGTGGCAAACGGTCAAGAACTGAAACATCCATCGTTGAGGGATCTTCATTGTTCTTGCTGTCTGCGTCGTCGTCGTTAAAAGCCTTATCTATCGCTGGGGGTATATCTGACTTTGGAGCGTCAGAAGGTTTTGACATTCTTTCTGGCACAAATAACTTTTTAGCCATCCTCTAATTCCACACCTTTCATCGCGGCTCTAATCAAATCCTCACATTGGGTCAGTCCGCGTATTTGCCCCACCATGAACCGGTAGTCCTGTATGGTTTCTACCGCACCATCCGCCAACCTCTGCGTCATATCCGCTTTTTGCTGACGTATGTTCTTTAGCAGATACTCTGCCATAGTCAGAGCGTCCATTACTTTTTACCAAAAAACTTGGTCGCTGATCTTACAGCAAAGCTGGCACTCACAATCACACCCAAAGTGTACTGATAGTAATCAGGCATAGCTTCCAAGGCAGCAAAGCCTTGTGCCACAATATTCCTGCCCCAATCGCCACAGAAGGCTAATATAAGCGGAATACTGAACAAAATGGTAAGCCATTCGTCTTTCCACGAATTCTGGCTACCTTTAGCCATCAACTTTTCCCAATCGGCGGTTGATGTCGCCGCAGAAACCATTACAGCAGCTTCAGCTTCAGCCTTTGCTTTCGCAACAGCAGATTTACCACGCTGCTCTTCTGTCTTCTTGTCCATCCATGAGCCAACAAGCCCACTAATAGGACCAATCAATGCTTGTAACAAAACGCCCTCCTAACCCCTTTTACCCATAAGAGCAGATGCCCCCATATAGGCACCCACAATGCCCGCGCCACTAATATAGAAAAGATTGCTAATGTCTGAAAGAGCATTCACCCTCTCAATATCCACAAAAAACATGGCCGTAGTAAACGTTGCCATCGCGGCAAGACTAGCAGTTGCCATGCGTCGTTGAGCGCGAAGCTTTCGCATCTCATGTTCTGCTTGTCGTATTTCCTTTGCATGAGCAAGTTCAGCATCAGTTATTTCCCCATCTCCGTCGAGGTCGTACTGCGCATAGGCTGTTCCTTGCTCAAATTTTTTGGGAGACATTACTTTCCCCTAAGTGACGCGAAAATTTCTTTTACGGTTGACACTACCTTGCCCACGACAGACCGCACCACCTTTAGCAAAGTTGAAATCATATTGTTTATTTTTGTAATCATATTTATACCCCTTCTTTGCTGCCTCCATAGCTAACCGCAAAATCTCTCGTCTCTCATCGCCCAAAGCAAGCATTACATCTTGCATGGAAGGGGTTTTCTTCAAAGATTCAGATTTGTAGTCGTCGTCAGCCATTATCTAACTCCTAAAAATCTTTGCGGCCTAGCTATGCTGGAAAAGCGAGAAACGGTACCGCCATTAGCTTTTCTTTGCGGACTTTTTCTTTGTTGAGGCTTTTTTTGCTGACGCTTTTTTTGTGACCGGCTTGACTTCGATTTTCCCGCTTTCGACAACGCTATCGCTACTGCCTGTCTCTGGGGATACCCCTCCGACATTAGCTTGCTCACGTTGCTGCTTATCGACTTCTGAGATTTTCCTCGCTTCAAGGGCATGACGCCTCTCCACTTTCTTTGACTTCTGCACTTCCGCTACTTGGCGACCAATTGAACTGGCTGACATTACTGCCTCCTATTTCTTAGATTTGCAGCGGCTATATCACGTTGAGCCTGTACACGATCTTGAGCCACCTTTATACGCTCTTCATTTGCCTCTTCTTGCAAATCAAGTCGTTGTTGAGCAAGAAGTACATCATTGCGCTCCTTCTCTTCGTCCATCGCCTGTTTCTGTTCAAACTGACGTGACTTCTCTTGTATCTCTGCGCCTCGCAGAGCAAGCTCCTGTTGCCTAATAGCCACCAGTGGGTCAGTCCCTTCGGATGGAGATACAGCCTGTGCATATTGCTCTGTAAGCTCACCAATCTTGACCGCCGCAAGATTATCTATCTCCGTCTGAACTTGCTGCATCATCATAGGATCTTGCTGCATCATCATCTGGGCTTCAGGTGGCAAGGTACTAAGGACTTCCTGCTGAGACTGCATCTCGGCCATCATGCCAATATGCTCTGAAATATGCCCCTGCAACGTCATAACGATGTTTGCATTGGTCTGAGCAATAGGTGTGGCCAACATTGCCAGATGTGCCTCAATATGAGCGGCATGGTTCTGCTGTGGAAACGCCTGTAACCGCTGATTGCGTAGTGCTTCTTGGTTTTCACGCGCAGGGTTCATTGGCTGCGGTTCAGGCGGTCTTGGCAAGATAGAATCAATGTTAGTAACGCCCAAAGCCTCATACATCTTACGATAAGCCTGATATAACCCCTGTGGACCGCCATGAATTTCTGGATTTGACTGCACAAGCTGCAATTGTGTCTGTGCAAGCGCAATACGCTGCGACATAGAGAAGATATTCGGGTCAGATACCGGCAAAACGTCGATTCTGTCGTCAAAATCAGACTGTTTTATCTCCGGTGGCGCACCCGGAACCGCATATGGGTACATAGGAGCGCTAAACTTGGCAAAAATAGAGGATAAAAGCTTAAATTCTTGCTTCTGAGAGTAATGAAGGCGCTTATGAATGGCACTCATCACCTTGGTACCACGCTCCATAATGGCCATGGTGGTACCAACCGGCGTTTCGCCGCTCATCTCGCCAACTTTCATGTCAGCCATGGACGCAAAACGACGACCAGAATCAATAAGAGTACCCATAAGCTGGTAAAGCGTTGATGACGGCTCTTTGAACGGCAATGTCATGATGGATTGACGTATATCCATGCCCGCAGCGTCAATATCACGGAATTCACCCGGTTGCAGAGGCTCATCTTCATCCCTGATCCGCGCACCACGAGCCTTAAAGCCAGCCGGTAAGTTAGATAGCGTACCAGCGTCGATAAGCTGACGCAGTATGCTGGTAGAGGCTTGAGATAGACCCCCAATCATGTGGGTAAGTCCAAATCCGTAAAAGCCAAGACCGGGCAAAAACTTGTAGTGAACAAAGTATTGCTGACGACGCATCAAAGGATCGTTTTGATTAAAGTTGCGCCTTATAGCCAGAACATCACCAGTGGACTCCAGAATGGTGACAATGTACGGAATCTTCAAACCACTTGGCTCACCATCAATATTCATGTCTTCAAAGCCGTCTAAGTCCAAAGATGTATGAACCTCATACAAGGTTAATTCGTAAGATGGGCCAGACAGCTCTACGCCTTGCGCATCGTCAATTGCACTTTGAACATCAGAATAATCAGAAGAACTATTGCCAGATGATGGCAGATCAACATCACGGTAAAAACCAGCAAGCTGCATCTTGCGTACTTCGTTGCTGTCCATGTTGATGACATGCGTAATACGCGGTGATGTCAAAAGATCAGTAGCGCCGTAAGGCACAACCAAATCCTCTGCATGAACAAACTTGCTTACACCGCGCTGAAGCAGCGGATCAAAATAAACCTTTTTGAAGGTAGAACCCACTATCGGCAGATAGAATAACATCTGATCCGTTTCAGGATCATACTCCTCCATCTCATAGGTGAGCATGTAATTCATATAATTCTTAACGCGCTCTGCCTGTGCAGATACCTCTGGAGACTCGGCACCCATGATCTGTGTGCGAACAGGCCCACCAGCAGGTAACATTTCACGATAAGCTTGTGCCTGAAATTGCGTTACAGACTCGGACAACAAAGGATGAACAACACCAGTAGCACCAGCGAAAGGCTCACTACGTTCATCATACTCCATGCCAAGAAGATCAATGCCACGCTTGTACGTTGCTTCCCAATCACTTCGTGATGACAAATCTTCTTCGATATCGCTAACTAAGTCAGACGATACTTTTGCAAGATCAGATTCATCAATGTAATCAGCTAAATTGGCATCAAACGGAATTGGGGCCATTTCTACCTGCTCTTCAATCTGACCTATGATTGCAGAGCCATCAGGCATTTCCATGACTTGAGGGTTGTCAGGCAGCGTAATAATGTTGATTTCGGATGGGT